GGCTAAGTCATTAGGGATTATTGGTTTAATTGCTGGTGCTATTAATCTTATTAAAGATGCCTTTATGAGTAATCAAAAGGTAATGGATGTCTTTAATACTGTAATGGGAACTATTTCAACTGTTATTAGAGACTTCTTTAATTTTATATTTGATAATGCTGGTAAGGTAGTTGACTTTTTTAAAGAGATATTTGAAAATCCTGGTGAATCAATAAAAAAATTAGGAGACTTAATTAAAGAAAATTTAATAGAACGTTTTAATAGTTTACTCGATACGTTTGGATATTTAGGTGAAGCGTTAAGTAAATTATTTAGCGGTGATTTTTCAGGCGCATGGGATTCAGTTAAGAAAGCAGGAATAGAATCTATTGATATAATTACAGGTGTTAATAATACAGTTGATAGAACAGTTGAGGCTGTAAATAAAGCAGTAGATGCAGTAGGTAATTATGTAGAAAAAATATATGATCAAAATAAAGCATTAGTTGAAGCACAAAACCAAGCTAAGTTAGCAGCGGCACAACAAGCTAAGTTAGCTGAGCAATATGATAGAGATGCTGAATTATTAAGACAAACAAGAGATGAAGAGCGTAATTCAATTCAAGATAGAATAAATGCAAATAATACTTTAAATGATACATTAAATAAACAAGAAGATGCCATGTTGGCTAATGCAAATGCTCAAATATTAGCTGCTAAACTTGCTTATAATTTAAATAGCAGGTTTACGTTCAGAACAAAAAATGAACGACTTAGCACTCAATAAAGAATATAATGAGATGTTAAAGGCGCAATCACAGGCTACTGCAGAATTAAATGTTAATAGTACAAAGTTTGCTGCTGACCAAATAAAAAATGAAATAGAAAGAATAAAGGCACAACGCCAAGCATTAGAAGCTGAATCAACAATACAGTTAGAGCGTTTAAAATTATTAATAGATAGTTATAATAAAGGAACACAGGCGAGGGTTGATGCTGAAAACGAATACGCAGCAAAGAAGCAAGAGATACAAGGCGATGCGGATAAAATAGTAGCATTAGAAGATGAAAAACAAAAAAAGCTAAAAGCAATAAAGCACACAGCATTAATGGCTGAAATGCAAATGGCATCTGATGGCTTAAACGCATTAATGGCTTTAAACGATGCTTTACCAAAAAAGACTGAACAACAAGCGAGACGTAGCTTTCAAATAAATAAGGCTTTACAATTAGCACAAGCAACTATGAGTGGAGTTCAATCAGTAATGGCAGTAATGGCTGACCCTACCTTAGTAGGACCAACAAGATATATAGCGGCAGCAATAGCAGGAGTAACAGCAGTTGCATCAATAGCAAAGATAGCAAGTACAAAGTTTGAAAGCGGTGCAAGTGGAGGAGGTACACCATTAGAAGCTAACTTAGGTTCTTTTTCACAGGGTGGCGGTGGAGGAATGGCACCAGGGTTGACAGCGCAAAATAATGTAACACAACTTAATCCTGACGGAACTATAGCCGGTCAAGGTCAACAACAACCTGCACCAATTAAAGCATACGTTGTAGAAAGTGAAAGTAGAGCAGTAACAGATAGAGTTAATAAATTAAGTAACCAATCAAAAATAGGATAATGGAATTACCAGTTTACAAATTAGTAATAGATGAAAGCGATGAATTAGGAGTTGAATACATCGCACTTGTTGATAAACCAGCCATAGAGAAAAACTGGTTTGCGTTTAAAGAGCAGTCATTTGAAAGTTATACTGACTACCCAAAACAAGCGAGTGAAAATGCAAAGATAGCTTTAAGATGGGCAGAAGAAAACGGATGGGGTGATTGTGGGACTCCCGTTGGAAAAATTAGAGCAAATCAATTAGCAAATGGCGAAGCTATAAGCAGAGATACAATTGCACGAATGGCAGGATTTGAAAGGCATAGACAAAACTCGCAAAAAGAGTTAGGAGATGGCTGTGGTCGTTTAATGTGGTTAGCATGGGGTGGAGACGAAGGTATTGAATGGGCGCAACGTAAATTAGAACAGATTGATAGAGAAGAAATGGTTGTCAATCCACGTGCAAATGAAAGCAAAGAAGAATTTATAAATAGATGTATTGGAATTGAAATAGAAGCAGGAAAAGATGCTGACCAGGCTACAGCAATATGTTATTCAAAGTGGGAAAATAAATCAATGAGTTCACAATTTAAATTCTTTGCTGATAAAGAAAAAAGAATGATTAGTGGAGCTTTAATGATATCCGATTTACCTATTTATCGCAAAGATGAAATGGGTGAGTACTATGTAGTATTTGACAAAGAGCAAATTGAAAAGATTGCACAACGATTCTTCAAAAAAGGATATACCCATAACGTTAATATGATGCATGATAGTGAAAGACAAGTTAATGGTGTTTACATGGTTGAATCTTTTATCATTGATAAAACACGTGGCATTAGAACACCTGAAGGTTATCCAACATTAACAGAGGGTTCATGGTTCGGTACGTTTAAAGTAGATAACAATGAGGTTTGGAATGACTTTGTAAAGACGGGAGTGTTTAAAGGATTTTCAGTTGAGGGTGCATTTGCACATCGAAAGTTACAGAATATAGAACAAAGCGAAGTAGAAAAAATAAGAGAAAAAATTAAAAAAATATTATAATAAGGTACTTAATTAAAAAGCAAACAAAATGGAAAACAAAAAGCAATCATTTAAAGAAGTGTTTTCAGATATGAAAGACTTGTTTAAGGATATTTTCAAAGATGAAATCGCAAATCAAAAGTTTGCAGATTACAAAGCAAAAGACGGTAGCATATTAAGAACAGATACAGAAGAAATTGCTGTAGGTTCTAAACTGCAAGTTATCACACCCGATGGTGTTATGGATGTGCCAGCAGAAGTTACTGAAATGGTTATCATGGTAAATGAAATGCCAATGAAGATTTACATTGAAAACGGAATTGTAAAAGGCATCGAACCTGAAGAAGTTGAAGAAGCACCAGTAATGGAAGAAATGGCATCTAATAATAACCAAGAGTTTGAGGCAAAGTTTGCTGAATTAAACGAGCGTTTATCAAAATTAGAAGCTGCATTAGGTTTAGCAAATCAATCATTAGAAGCTGCTAACACTACTATCAATACACAAAACGATTTAAATAAAAAGTTGTTTAGTTTAATCAAGTTTAGAAGAGTTTAGAAAAAAAGTATATAATTATTAACAATAAAAACAAAAAACAAAAATCATGGCATTTTCATTTGATTCAATGACAGCTTATGTTGAAGAAAACAGAGCTGACCTCATCACCAAAGCAATCTTAGGTGGTGTAACCTTAGGAAAAGGTGTAGACATTCGTACAGGAATTAAGTCTACAGAAAAAATCCCTGTATTAGAAAGTACAGTACCATTCCAAGCAGAAGCATGTAGCTTTACAACTTCAGGAACTACAACTTTCAGTCAGGTATCTATTGCAACTGTAGGAATTAATTTTGCAGAGCAGTTTTGTTTAAAAGACTTAAACACTTACTACACTCAAAAGTATTTACCAGCGGGAGCAAACAATGACTCTTTATCTATTGCACAAAACATTATCGACAGAAAATTAGCACAAGTTGCTAAGAATGTTGAGCAAATGATTTGGCAAGGTAAAACAACTTACACTAACTCAACTGTATTAAAGCAGATGAATGGTTGGTTATCTACAATTGATACAGCAGGAACTGCTGTAGCTGCAACTACTTCTACTTTAAACTCAACAAATGTATTAACTATATTTGATGATGTTTATGCAAAAGTACCAGCTGCTGCAATTGCAAACGAGCCTATCGTTGCATTCTGTGGTTATGATACTTTCAGAATTTTAGCTGCTAAGATTACATCAACTTTTGGCATCTATGGTTCTCAGTACACTACTGATAACGTATGGAACAATTGGGAGTTAATGTATCCAGGTACTAACATGAAAGTTGTTGCAGTACCAGGTATGAATAACGATAATGCAGTTGATACAGGTTCATTACCTACAGCAGTTAAAAATCGTATCATTGCTACTTATGCATCTAACTTAGTTTTCGGTACTGACTTACAATCAGACTTAGAAAATATCGAAGCATGGTATTCAAAAAAATTATACTTAACTGAGTTTGCAAATGTTTCAGCAATTACTCAATCGAGTGGAACTGTTACAGCTATCACTATGGCAGCAGGAAAAAAGTTTTGGACTGTTGAACTTGAATTAGAAGATGGACAATTTACCGAAGATGCAACTGTATCTGTAGAGAATGGCACTACATTCTATGCACAAACAGTTACATTTAGCGTTTATAAAATGACTGCTAAGAATCGTAACATTGTTCGTTTGTTAACTCAAAATAGATTAATGGTTATTGTTCAGGATGCGGATGATGTTTATCATTTAGCAGGTGAAACAAGAGCTATGCATTTAACAGCTTCAGCTTCAACAACTGGCAAAGCAAGTGGTGATAAAAATGGTTACAACATTACTTTAACAGGAAAAGAGCCTTTACCTGCTAACAAAGTAAGTTCAGGTATTATAGCAGGTTTGCTATAAGTTAAACAATAGTTTATTAAGAGCCGACCTGTAAGTCGGCTTTTTTTATTTTATTTTATTAAATTTGGTACTTAAATACAAATGCAAATAATAAATAAAGGCACTAACAATATTTTAGTATTTACTTTA